GCTGGTTGCCGCGCTGCACGCCCGCGGCCAGGTCACCCCCGTGAGCGACCCGGCCAAGGTCATCGACGGCGAACTGGTACGGCTCGGCCCGCTGCCCTAACCCCGCAGTGGCCGGCCGGCGGCCGGCACCCCCCTGGGAAGAGGGGGGGTGCCGGCCGTTTTTTGCGTTGTCCGGCGAAGAGGCAACGCCCTGATCGGGTGCCACGGCTGGACCGGCGCCGCGTGCGCCGCTATCGTCGCGCTTGTGGCACACGACGCGGACGACGCACCCGACGCGGAGGACGACGGGATGACCATCTCGGACTTTGCCGACATGCTGCAGATATCGGCCGACTCGGTCTACCGGTGGATCAGGGCTGGTCGGCTGCGTGTCGGCAAGCTCCCGAGCGGCCGGTACGCCCGCATCCCCCGGTCCGAGGTCGACCGAGTGCTGGCCGAAGCCGCGTTCACGCCCGGAAGGCAGGCACCGTGAGCATCCCTGCGGTCGTCCGTCGCTCCGGCCCGCTCGCTGTCGCGTTGCTCGGTGTCAACGGCTGGGCGGTCTACGGTCAGGCCGGCTGGGCGGTCAAGGCGCTCGCCCTGGGCACGCTCGCGGCGTGCCTCTTCGCCGCGACCGTCGAGTCGGTCGCGGTCTACCTGGCCTGCGAGGCGCACGCAGCGCAGCTCGCCGGCGATTCCTCGATCAAGATCCGCGCCATGTCGTACCTCACCGGCGCGGCCGTTGGCGCGATGAACTACTCGCACTACGCCGTCAACGGGTGGCGGTACCCCAACCCGGCCGCGCTGACCTTCGGTGCCCTGTCCGCGCTGTCGCCGTGGCTGTGGGCGATCCGGTCCCGCAGTCTCCACCGCGACCAGCTGCGCGCGGCCGGCCTCATCGACCCGCGCGCCGCGCGCTTCTCCGCCGGCCGCTGGCTGCACTTCCCCGTGCGGACGCTCCGCGCCCTGCGCTGGAGCATCGAGACCGGCGTGACCGACCCCGCCGCCGCATGGGCGGGCTCGGCCGCCGCGCGGCGCCCCTCCGGCCCTGGGACGACGGTGGGCGCCGTGGACGGTCAGGCTGGCGGCGGGACGGCGTCCGCCAGCCTGACCGTCACCCCCAGCGCGGTCGAGACGGTGGCACCCCCGACAGTCACCGCCGACCGTCACTCGGAGTGGACGGCGCAGCGGCCGTCACCCGCTCCGGGTGCAGGCAGTCAGGCGGGCGGTGACGGTCAACCACCCCCGGTCCGGCCCGTCCGCCTGACTGCCGTCACGCCGAACGGTCAGACCGTCAGCCCGCTCGCCGGCCACCGCCGTCGCCGCACTGCAGGTGACCGTCGCCTGGCGACCGCCACCCGCGACCGTCACGACCAGTCAGGGTCAGCCCGTCAGCGGGTCCTGGCCGCCATCGAGCGCGACCGTCGCGGCGACCTCCTGCCATCGGCGACTGCATTGATGGAGTCGACCGGCGTAAGTGAGTCGACCGTCACCCGAGCATTGCGCGACGTGCGCACATCAGAGGCGCAGCGTCGCGAGCCGGGCGATGCCCTATGAGCCGCCGACTCGAATTCGACCGCCTCGACTCCGACCCGTCCACTCCCCCGCCCCCGAATCCGGATACCACCATGTGGCATTACGCCGCACTGGTCGGGTCTGGCCTGATTACCTGGGCCACAATCACCCATCCCCCTATTCAGCCTGCGGGATACGTATTCGCCGGCCTGTCGTTCGGGGTGGCGCTGTTCGGCGGAGAGGTCCGCAGGGGGTGCGCGCAGGTGATCCGCTGGGGGCTGGCCTACCCGCAGGTGCCGAGCGCCGCCGCGCTGCTCGCCGCCGGGTGGATCACCTGTGGACGGTGGGGAGCGATAGGGGGTGCTGCTGCATCTGCGGGTGCGATGCTGGGGTGGTCTCACCTGCGCGCGCTGCGGTTCCGTGAGCCTAGCAAGGCTGTCAAGGAGGAATTGCCGGACGAGTGGCTGACCAGCCTGGACGACCGGCACCCGGCCGCCGCAGCCGCAGCCGGCCTGGTCCACCCCGACGACCCGGCCCGGGTGCTCCCGACGACCGGGCCGGCCGAGCTGAATGGCGTCGGGGGAGCGCTGATCGAGGTCGACTGTCACGCTATCGACTCGGAACCGGGGGACGTCCGCCGCGCCCTCACCACATACCGCAAGCGGATGCGGGCGCCCTATGCGTACGTCGGGGGAGAGGACGACGGGTCGAGCCAATTCGCGCAGATCCACCTCTACCAGCGGCACCCATTGCGCGAGCCGATTCCGTGGCGACTGCTCGCCACCTACGCGAGGGATGCCGGCGACGACACGGAATGGGTGCCACTCGGCCCGACCGCGGTCGCATTGCCGGCATGGGCACGTGCCCGCTATTCCACCCTCGTAACGGGCACGACCGACAGCGGCAAGGGTGGCGTCATCCTCGCGGCGCTGGCCGGCGCGGCGGCGGTCAGGCTGCCGGTCGCGCTGCTGGCGGTCGACAACAAGGGCGCGCAGGGCGGCAACGAGTGGCGGCTGCTGACGGAGATGGCGGCCGGCTACGTGCAGACCGCCGCTGACTGCTGGCCGCTGATCCGGTGCGCGCTGGACGTGATGGCTGACCGCTACGCCCGGGTGTTGCGTGACGGCGCAAAGCTGCGACCGTCGGACCGTCACCCGATGGTCTGGCTGACCGTCGCCGAGCTGTGGAATCTGCTCCAGTCACGGCCACCGTCAACCGTCAAGGACTGGAGCGCCTACACCGGCGACCGCCTGACCGCCAAACCGTCCGTGGGGGAGTGGCGGTCATTGCTGGACGACTCGCTGACCGTCATCGCCCGCGAGGGCCAGGCCGCCGGCGTGGCGTTCTGGGGTGCCGTGCAGGCCGCCCAGATGGACGCCTTCGGCAAGGGGTCGCGGCTGCGGACCGTCATCCCACAGCGGCTGGTCGGGCGGGTCATGAGCACCGACGACATCGAGCCGGCCCTGGGCAGCACGCAGTACCGGCCACCGGCCGAGGAGATCCCGGAGACCCAGCCCGGCACGTTCTACCTCCGCAGGGGGAGCGGCCATCCCGAGCTGTTCCGGGCCGCGCACGTCGGCTCGGATATCCAGCGTGCCATCGTGCAGCCCATGCGGCGACTAGGCGCGCAGGACTGGATACGAAGCGTGCAACCGTTCATCATCGACCAGTAAGGAAGGTGAGGGCTCAAAATGCTGCCAGTGCTGTGGTCATCCGCGGTTGCGGTCTGGCGCCCCCGCAGGCATGTTTCGATCAAGTGGGACACCAACGGGCGCTGCCAGAAAGCAGTCTGCCGGGTTTGCGACCGTGAGGTCGGGGTGTCGGCCGCTGGTCGCATGGTCCGGCACGGACCACTCGGCCAGCGAGCGTGTCCCGGCACGGGCGGGCAGACGACGTGCCCGGCTATCGGACCCGGTAACAGCGCCGCAGCAATGCGAGCACGGAATCAGGCACTAGCCGGCCGGCGCCGACCGCGCGGTCGGCGGTAATTCCACCCCACTCCCCTCACGAGGAAGACGCCAATGCCCACCGCCAAGAAGACCCGCAAGGCCCCCGACCCGACGCCAACCACCGTTCGTAAGCCGGCCAACCTCGGCGTCACCCTGACCCGGTTCGCCACCAAGCTCGTGTCGCTCGTACTGGCCTGCCTGATCGCCCGAGCCGTCGTCTGGCCCGACCTGATCCAGGTCCGGTTCGTGCAGCACCACCCGGTCCAGCCCGCCGGCTACCTCTCGGCCGCGGCGGTCGCGCTGCTGCTGGCGTACGCCCTGCCGCGCGGCACTCGCCAGGCCGAGGAGATCTGAGAAGCAGCAGACCGGCCTGTCCTGACCGGTCTGCCAACAGAACCCCCAAAGAGAGAGGCTCGCCATGACCACACTCAGCGTCACGCACGCACCCTGGAGCACCCGATCCTCGGTAGCGCTCCGCATCTCCGCGACCGTCGCCGCGCTCGCCGCAGCCGCGTCGGCCCACAACCACCGGCTGATCATGCTGGCGTGCATCGTCGTCCCCACGCTCGCCGCGATGACCGCCTATGCGGTCAAGCACCGCGCCGAGACGACCTGGGGATCCCTCGTGGCCGTGCCCGCGGCCATCGGCGGCGCGATCACCGCGGCGGCCAGTTGGCCGGCGTCGGCCGGCGAGCAGGTGCTGACCGTCGCCATCGTCACCGTCGCCGCGCTGGCGTACGCCGGCGCGATCACCATCGTGATGGTGCTCGGCAAGCAGCCGCCTGTCCGCTGAACCCCGCCCTCCCGCCCATCCCGAGACGAGAGCGAGTAGCACATGAAGGCGCTCCGCAACCTCGCCGGCCTCGTGGTCGTGGCCGTGCTCGCCGCCCTGCTGCTGGTCGGCGCACGGTCACCAGCTGGGCGCGCGATCGTCAAGCCGGCGGGGGAGAGCGGCCGGGCGACCTATAACGCGCTGGCCGGCAATGTGACGCTGAAATGGGCCAGCGCGGTCGCTGGCAACCCGTTGCTCGCCGCAGCGGTCGGCATGGCCATCTACCTGGCTCTGATCCTGCTGGTTCCCGCCGTCCGCGCATCGACGCGCGGTCTCGTGGTTGGGGGTGCGGCCGCCGCCGCGCTGGCGGCCGCCCTCTACTTCTCCTCCTAGCCAGACATCCGCCATCCCCCACGTAGCCACCTGGAGGCGACGTGCAAGCCAGTACTGAGCGCGCGCTCGACACCCTGATCGCCGCGTTGCACGCGTGGGCCGAGGACTACTCGGCCCACGGTGCCCGGATCGAGTTACTGCTGATCGACCGAGTGCGGCCCGCCGATCTGTGCATCGAGCGCTGGCCCCTGACCGACGCGCGCTTGCTCGGCCTCGCCAGTGCTGTCCGCACCGCAGCCACCGACTCGGCCGAGATGGCGAGTGACAAGGTGGCGCTGGCGCTACTGGAGGAGATCGCAGCGGGTCGCCTGGACGCGCGCTTGCCAGCGGCCAGCGCCCAGGCACTCCTCTCAGATCGAGCCCGCCTTGTTGCGGAGCTGGCAGCTCGATGAATCGGGGGACACGGGGGATCGCGTTCTTCACCACAGCCTGTATCGCTGGCGGCATGGCGCACGCCGTCGTCGCCGGCCGGATCGAGGTGCCTAGCTTGCACCGCAGCGCCGGTACCGACGCCGGCATCCGCGGCCAGGTCGTGACCGACCTGCGGTGGCTACCCGGCGCCCTGCGCCGCGCCGGGCTGACGGTGGTCGAGGAACCGGGATGGGCCAAGCGCGGCCACGGTGCGCCGATGCGCGCCCGGGCCGTCATCCTCCATCACGATGCCTCGCCGGCCGGCCCGAGTCCGGATGTGGTCAACTGGCTGGTCGCCGGCTACGCCAGCGGTGCCGATCGGCACTACGACGCGCAGGTCTGGGTCGACCGGGCCGGCCGCTGGCACATGATCGCGGCCGGTTCGGCGCAGCACGCCGGCACCGGCCGCGGCTGGGGTGCGATCCGCGCCGACGAGGGCAATGTCGACAGCTTCGGCGTCGAGACCGACCACACGACGGGGGAGCGCTGGCCGGCTGGCCAGCTGGCCAGCATCCGGAAGGGTCTCGCGGCGATCTGCGCGCGGACCGGTTGGGATCCGATGACCAGCGTCGTCGGGCACAAGGAGTACGCGGCGGGCCGCAAGACCGACCCGGCCGGCATCGACATGGCCCAACTGCGGCGGCAGGTCACGGCGCTCGCGCTCGACACTGACCTTGTCCGGCAGATCCGGGCGCAGGCTGGCCGCGGCGACGTGGCCGCCGCGATGTTGGTCGGCGCGATGCTGGAGGGCGGCCGGCTCGATGAACCCTGGCCGGTCGGTGATCACGGTGTAGCGCACGGGCCGTTCCAACTGCACGGCGCCACCCGTGCGGACGCCGAGCGGCCGTCCAGTGCGGTCCGGATCATGCTGCCCCGCTACCGGGCGGCCTGCGCGACCGTGCCGGCGGCCCGCTGGCGTGCCGATCGGCGGGCCGCAGCCGCGCTGTGCGCGTACCGGGCGGAGAAACCGGCCCGGATGTACCCCCAGGACCGTGTGCGCGCGTCCTGGGCTCAGATTGGAGTGATCATCTGATGGCGATATCGCGTCTTCTCCTGCATCCCGATGTTCCCCGGCGCCGTCCGAACAAGGTGACCTGCCCTAACTGTCTGTGGTCGATTGCGGTCAACAAGGACGGTTCGATTCGGGAGCACAAGCGGGAAGGCCTGCGGGCCGGCCGTCGGTGCGGCGGGTCCGGGAAGCCTTCCGACCGGAAGGTCGGGCGGAGGTAGATGGACCGGATCGTCGGCGGCGCCGGGCTGGTCGCGCTCGCCATGCTCGCGTTGATCTGCCTGGCTGACCGCATACCGCACATGCCCTGGTCGCGACCTCGGCGGCGGCGGTGACGGCCGGGCACCCGTCGTGGTGCGAGCTGTCCTCGTGCACCGCGATGCTCCCCGACGACGGCACCCCGCCGGCGCCCGGCCAGCCGGAGGGCTTCCACCAGAGCCGGTCGGTGCCACTCGGCATCGGCGCAGCCTTCCCCGGCCTGCCGGGTTACCCGCAGCCCGGTGGCGGGGTGCGGGTGTCGGTCGCCCAGGTCTCCATCCGTAGCCACATCGCCTGGCTGCGGATAACCGAGGTCAACAGCATCCCGACGCGGACGCTGCTGGTCATCCCGCTCGAGCTGGCCGACCTCGCGCTGCGGCTGGTCGCCGACCTGCTAGCCGAGGTGGGAGATGCCCGCCGTGTCGACCAACAGCCGGACACGGCTGGGTCCGATACGGCAGAGTCGCGGCACGAGATCCACGGAGCGGGGGAGTCGTGATCCTGGCGGTCGACTACTGGCTGATCGTCGCCGGCTCCTGCATCGCCGGCCTGGTCGTCGTCTGCGTTCTGGCCTGGGCGGTCGGTGAACTGCTGGCCGGCGGTCGAGAGCGGCGCGAAGGGCAGTGCGTCCCCGACCAGGGCAAATAGGTACAACCTGACATAATATACATTATCGGCACACGACGAAAGGGGAGAAGCGTGGACAAAGCTGCCACCCGTGACGCACTCACCAGTGCGGCCAGACTCAACCTCGACACCATTGCCCGGCGCGGCGGCCACGGGCTACTGAGGCAGGCAGCCGCCGGTCGCTACACACTCCTGCTACCCGACTCAGCCGGCAGCATGGAGCCCGTGCACCGGATGACCAGCCAGACGCTTCGGACGCTGCACTCGGCTGGCCTGATCTGGTACCCGAACGGCGAGCACGCCGAGCCGGTCTCCCTCACCGAGGATGGCTGGGCGGCGGCTGAACCGACCCGCGCAGGCACCCCGGCGTGAGTTCCAAGCTTCCGGAAGGGCTCGACCGGGCCAAGCCTGCCGAGGTGGCCGCCGCACTCCAGCTGGTCGGCGGTGACGCCAGCCGGCTCCGCGCGCGGGTCAACGGTGACGGCTCGGTCTCGGTAGTGGTCGTCAACGACGCTGCCGCGCCGATCCCTACACCCGCTCAGACCACACGCCGGCCCGCTGGAGGCGGGCCGGCGTGTGTGTACGTCGTGCTCGACCAGATACAACCGCTGGCCTGGTTGGTCGACCCCGCTCAGGCGGTCCGCCTAGCTGACATCCGGCACGGGTACGTCGTCAAGCTGCCGATCTTCTACGACGCCCGGAGACCGGGCGCCTGACCCTGCACTACCGCCACGGGAGGAACGGGGACCATGACCACTGTCCACCACGACCCGGCGCAGATGTTATCGAGATCGCATCGCCGCATCCGCGCCGCCGTGACGATCACGCAGGGCACCGAGGACCGGGTGCCGATCGAACAGGCCGTAGTCGTCGCGGATCAGATCGACGCGGCCGCCGGCGCCGCACTGCGCGGGATCGGCCTGGACGACGACGCGGCCCGCGAGGTGCTTGACATCCTGTGGGGAGACCCCGGCGCGGAAGGGCGCCGTGGTCTCTTTGTCGTCACCGACGCAACGCGCTAGTGCCAGTGCGTCGCGGCCAGGTTCATCGCCACCGTCATCGCTTGGTCCGGTTCGAGTCGGGCGACCAGCGGCGCGAACAGCGCTCTGGTGATCTCGGCCAGCGTCTCGGCCGGGTCGAGTGCGGTCTCGTGGTCCACGCTGGCCGCGACCACGATCGAGGCCAGCTTGCGCGGGCAGGCGGTCAGGCGACAGCGGCAGCACTGCGGTCGGCCGCAGCGATGTATCAGGATCAGGCCGCGGTCCAGCATGACCATCGCGGCCGGTGTGTGTGACTCGGTGACGATCTCGGCACGCACCAACTAACGGACCCCCACTCTCCAAGCCCGCAGGTCAAGGCGGACTCCCCTTGGTCAGGTTAACGGCGTGGGGAGGTATCGGGTTACGACAACGCCCCATCGGTTGCGATCCGATGGGGCGTTGTCGTCCTGCGATGGAAGGTCAGGCCGGCGACACCGGCGCGGCGTAGAGATCGGCCAGGCGCGCGGCCAGCTGCCGGATGGTCGGCTCGGACAGGCGCGGGCCGTCGCCGGTAATCACGATCACCCGGTCCCCCGGGGTCAGTTCGACCATCTGCGGACCCACCTCGACCACCTCGACATTAGCCGGCAGTGTGGCCACCTCGACCGGCTCGCCGCCCGCAAGCAGGCGCAGGCACGAGCCGTCCTGCCAGCCGAGCGCCCGGTCGATGGCGAGCAATGTGCCCGACCGCGGGTGGCCGGCGGGATGGGCGCCGCGCTCGATCTCGCCGAGTCGGCGCGAGCCGATCCCATGAGTGCGCGCGGCAGTCTGTTCGAGTGTGAGGCCAAGGCCGTGCCGGCGCGTGCGGACGGCGTCACCGAGCCGTACCCACCTCGCGTCCGGATCGCCGTCCTGAGGGCGGACATCCGTCATGCCCTCAATCATGCGGGCGCGACGCTCCTGTGTCCAGTTTGGAGCATCCTGGTAACTCGAACTGCGTCCAGACTATTGACCTGTGTGCGTTCTGCGCGCACTATGGCCTAGTGATCGAGCCGCAGCCTAACGCCCCGGTCACAGCACCGCAGGCGCAACCGCTACTCACCGTCAAGGACGTGTCGGTAGCGCTGCGGGTCAGCCGGTCGACCATCCGCCGGGCTATCGCGGCCGGCGCCTTCCCGGTCGTCCGGCTCGGCCGCTCGGTCCGCGTCACCCCTGACGCGCTGGCCGCCTACATCGCGGCCCGCACGTCGACTACCGCCAACCGAAAGGACACCGCATGATCAGCCCGACCGTGCCCCCGCCGGGCGCACGACAGATCGACAGCAACGGCCGCACCTGGCTGACGATGGGCGCCCGCCCGGACGGTAGCCGCCTGGGCTACGACGCGCTGCGCCTGCTCCCGCCGATGACACCCGCCGAGCGCACCGACTGGCAGACCCGGTACCGCGCGACCTGCATCGAGGCACTGCGCACCGTCGCGGCTAGCTGGACGCCGTACGTCCGCCGGCACTACGCGCCCGTGGTCGGCATCGCACTCCCCCACCTGGACGCGGCCGTCGCCGAGGGCTACGTCGCCCAAGCTGCCGCGCTGTTCGACGTCGAGCGCCAGATCGCCGCCGGCTACGTCGACCCGGCCCGGCACATCGAGGTCGGCGACCGGGAGGCCGAGTCGTCCGCGCAGGACCGGGCGGCCCGTGCCGTGCACCTGCGGGCGCTCGACATGCTCGCCGCCGCCCTCGACCACGCCCCCGGTCACCCCCTGCTGGTCGCCGCGCCGCAGTCGTCGGTCGTCGCCGCGTGATCGCGGTGAAGACGCCGGGCCGCGGCCTACACCGCTCGACGCCCGAGCGGATCGCCGCGCAGATCACCGTCCAGATGTTGCGCGACCGCCTCCCCCACCTGTTCCCGGGTGGCGGCCGGTGGACGCTCGGCGAGGTCATCGGCACGGTCGTCACGGAGGTCAAGGCACAGTCCGACCGGGCCGACGCCGAGACCACCCGGGCCGGCATGTGGCAGGACTACGGCCGCCGACAGGAGGCGCGGTCGCGGGCGCTGGTCGAGGAGGTCGCCCAACTGCGCGGCGACGGCCGGCTCACCGACGGCGAGATCGAGGCGCACGTCCGTGCTCGGACGCTGGCCGACATGGAATCCGATCGGCTGCGTGGCCAGCTGCAGGCCGCCGAGGCCGAGGCCGCCAAGCATGTGGCCAGCGAGGCCGAGGCGCTTAGTCGCCTGCAGGCGGTGCGCGACATGTGCGACCGGGTCAGCGCCGACCTCGGTGCGGCCGGCGAGGTCATGGTCCCGATCGACGGCCTGCGGGCCCTGATCGACGCGCCGCTGCCCGAGTCGAGCGAGGAGAGCCAGTGATCCATTGGGGATCGTTCGCGCTCGGCGCGGTCGTGTTCGGCGCCCTGATCCCGCTGTTGGCGATCGTCGTCGGCACCGCGATCCACCGGTCCGGCCGCCGCTAGAAAAGCAGCCAGTCCGGGTCGCGTGCTGACGACACCACGACCCGGACTGGTACCAAACGAGGAGAGGTCGAAGGTAGCAGATGACCACCGCAGTGCCCGCGATCCGGTCGCGGAAACCGACTGGCGTCGTGCCGTGGCCGACGATCCTGATCGAGGGTCCGGAGAAGTCAGGCAAGACCTACACCGCCTACCTGTTCAGCGCCTCCAAGCGGGTCGGGCAGACGTACGTGATGGACCTGGGCGAGGGCAGCGCCGACGAGTACGGCGCCATCCCCGGCGCCCGGTACCGCGTGCTGCAGCCCGCCGGCGAGCAGTGGACGTGGGCTGACATCGTCGAGCAGGTCACCGCGGTCAAGGCTGAGGCCGCCCGCGCTTCGGCGGCCGGTGAGCCGCCGGTCGTGCTGGAGATCGACACCATGACCGACGAATGGGAGGGCATCCGCGACTGGCTGGCCCGGCTCACCGTTGAGCGGGCGCGCAAGCGGAACGCCCGGCCGCCCACCGACGCGAGCGGCGAGACCAAGATCCCGAACGACCTGTGGAACATCGGCAACGCCCGGCACCGGCAGCTGATGACCATGCTGCTGACCTTCCCGGGCATCGTCGTACTGACCGCCCGCGGCAAGGTCACCGCCAAGATCGGGCCGGACGGCAAGCCGGTCGAGGGGCAGCGCGACTACAAGGTCGAGGCGCAGAAGACGCTGGGCTACGACGTGTCGCTGTGGCTGCGGATGAGCCGGGAGGCTCCGCCGACGGTGATCGGCTGCCGGTCGGTCACACACGGCGTACAACCCGGTGTCGACCCGCCGATGGTGATCGAGGGCGAGCACCGTAGCGACCTGCTCGACTGGCTCGTGTTCGACGTGCTCAAGTGCGACCCGGTCACCGCGCACGTCCGCGACATCCGTACGTCCGCCGGCGGTCAGCTGACCGCGGCCGAGGCCGCCGAGATCGGCATGCCGGCGGACGACGACCAGCCGGCGGCCAGCGACGCGCAAGCGCTCGCCGAGCTGCAGCAGGACATCGCCGCGGCGGACAGCGACACCGCCCTGCTGTCGTGCTGGACGGCGTCCGTCGAGCTGGTCAGGGCCGGCCACATCACCCGCGCGGACGGCGGCCGGGCTCAGGCCCGGATCACCGAGAAGCGTCGGCAGCTCGGCCGCCAGGACGCCGCCGCATGACCGCGCCCACGAACACCCGCGCGGCCGCATCCCTCGCCCAGATGGACGCGGCGCTGACCCAGCTCGCCGGGCAGCTGCCTGACGCGATCGACACCGAGACCGACCCGCAGGCCGTCGCCATCCTGCTCGGCATGCTCCAGGAGCACGCCGGCCGACTGGCCGACCTGATCTCCTACACCGAGCACCGCGCGACCGACCTGCTTGACAAGCGGGTCACCGAGTGGCCCGACGGCATGCGGGCCGAGATCGTCCGCTACCGGACGACGGTATGGGATGACACCGAGACTGCCCGCGCGCTGTGCGCCGACCTGTTGATCGACGACTCCGACCGTGACGGCGACACCCTCCGGCTGCCCGAAGCGGTCTGGCGGGTGCTCGCCGCGCTGCCCAAGAATCACGGGTGGAAGAAGACCGAGGTAGCCCGGTACGCCGGGAACCTGAGCGACCTGTGCACCTCGGTCGACGGGCACACCCGAGTCAAGGTCACGCTGCCGAAGACGGACGTGCGATGACCAACTCCATCCTGTACGAGCTGGACGAACAGGCACGCCTGCGGCGGCTGACGTTCGGCCAGGTCGTGCGACGCCACCGCAAGGCGATGCGGGTCGACGGCCGGCGGGTCAGCCAAGAGCGGCTGGCCGAGCAGGCTGGGTGCGACCGCCAGTCGATCAACCGGATCGAGAACGGGGCGTACTCACCCTCCCTCGACCGGATGCACCGGCTGGCCGACGCGCTCGGTACCCGGCTGGCGACCCTGCTGGCCGAGGCCGACGAACTGATCGACGGTGGGTCGCTGTGATGGCCGCCCACATCGCCCAGGTCGCCCGGGCCGAGCACGACCGGCTGATCGCCGCCGTCACCGTCTGCCTCACCGAACCGCACCCCCGGACCGCACTGATCCGCTCCCTCGACCTGGATATGACCAGCGAGGCGGACGTCGCCCTTGCGGTGCACGCCCAGACCGTCGCCCGCTACTGCCGCACCGCGATGCGCCACCAGATGGAGGCCGCGGACACCGGCGCGCTGATCGGCATCGACACGGCGTGGCGCGAGTTCGCCGCCGGCGAGGCCGCCCGCCTGCTCGACACGGAGGACCCGTCATGAAATGCACTCTCCACAGCGCGGCCCTGCAGACCGCTGCCGGGCTGGCGAACAAGACAGCCGGCACTCGCCCCCGCGCGCCCATCTTCGGCGCGGCCCTGCTGGTCGCCGAGGGCGGGGACCGGCTCACCGTGACGGCCAGCACCGACGGCGCCTGGACGCGCACGAGCTACCAGGCCGAGGTGCAGACCGGCTCGACCGTCGCGGTGTCCGCCCGCCTGCTCGCCGCCGCGGCGGCCGGCATGCCCGCCGGCCGGCTCGACATCGTCACCGATGGCGCGTCGCTGACGATCAGTGGGTCGGGCCGCAACCGGGCCGTGCTGCCGCTCATGCCGGCCGAGGACTACCCGTCGTGGCCGGTCACCGCCGAGGGCCGACACCTGTCCGTCCCCGGCCCGGCACTGGCCGCCGCCCTGGACGTCGCCGCCCGGATCGCCTCGGCCGACAGCACTATCGGTCACGCCGAGATCCGCCGGGTGCAGCTGGTCGGCTCGGCGGCCGGCCTACGGGTGCTGGCCAGCGACCGGTACCGGCTGATCTGCCTCGACCTCCCCTGGTCGACCACGGTCCCGCTGGCCGGGCCGGTCGAGGTGGCCATCGACCCGACCGTCGTCGGACCGCTGGTCGCGCTGGCCAAGGCGTCGGACGTCGTGACGCTGTCCGTGCCGGACGCCGGCGGGGCGAACATGCTGGAGGTGGGCATCGGCCCGGCCCGGTCCCTGACCGCCGTCGTGGGCGGCCAGAGCGTCGACTACGGCCGGTTCCTGGCCGGCGCGAAGCGGGACCGGTCGGTGCTGGTCGACAGCGACGACCTGCTGAACCTGATCGCGCACGTCGCCCCGTTCGTGCTCACCACCGAGACGACCAGCGGCAAGCTCAAGGGCCCGGCGCTGATCGGCATCGACGGTGACCAGCTGACCCTGCGGGCCGGCAGCGAGGCCGACGGGCTGTCGCAGGGCTCCGTCGAGGTCGAGGGCTGGGACGGCGAGGTGTGGGAGACCGGCCTCAACCCGGCGTACCTGGCGGACGTCGTGAAGGCCATCGCGGCGCCCCGGGTCCGGCTCTGGGTCGCCTCGCCCAAGGATCCGCTGTACCTGACACGCCCCGATGGTCCTGCGCCCGCTCAGGCCGTCCTGATGCCGATCCGCATCCCATCCACGGGAAGGACCCAGCCATGAGCACCGCCACCGCACTGGTTACCGAGGCCGACCGCATGCTCGCCAACCTCATCACACGCCTGGACGACGTCGCGGCCACGCTCGGCAAGCCGGCGGTCGCCGCCGCGCTGGAGGACGCCAAGCTCGGCCCCGACCACGCCACCTGCGCCAGCGTCGAGGACTTGGATCGCGCGCACAACCTGATCGGAGACCTCCGCCACGAGGGCGACGAACTGGCAGCCATCGCCGACATGGCGCACGAGGGTCACGACCGGTTCGGCCGGGCCACCTGCGAGCAGACGATCTGCCGGCGGTTCCGCGAGGCGATCGGGTAGCTACTGATCACGCATGGCAACCTGTGTCCAGAACGACCCAGCGGTCGGCACGCCTGGAGCATGCCGACCGCTGGATACCCGTCCCGCCTCTACCGCCACAGAGGGAGCCTGACCAGTGTTCCACAGACCTACGACCATCCGCACCGCCGACGAGGACTGGACGATGCGCTCGGCATGCCGACCGCTCGGCGCCAGTGCGCGCGAGGACTTCTTCCCCGACAGCCTGCGCACCCACGAGCGGAAGCAGGCCGAGGGCCGCGCCAAGGCCATCTGCGAGACCTGCCCCGTCCGGGAGACCTGCCTGGGCGAGGCGCTGGCCAACCGCGACCAGTACGGCATCTGGGGTGGCCTGACGACCGCCGAGCGTAGGTCGGCGCAGCGGTCCGCGCGGCGGGCGGCCTGACATGGGTGCCTACCAGGACTTCCTCGCCACCAAGCACCGCAGCGCCGAGCCGTACGGCCACACATGCCAGCCCGAGGACGTACACCCCAGCCTGTTCGGCTTCCAACGGCACATCACCGTCTGGGCCGTCCGGCAGGGCCGCGCGGCGGTCTGGGCAACCACCGGCCTCGGCAAGACCCGGATGCAGCTGGAGTGGGCGCGGCTGTCGGCGGACCGGGCGCTGATCGTCGCGCCACTGGCGGTGTGCGAGCAGACCGTCCGCGAGGCCGCGGCACTCGGCATCCCGGCGCACTACGTCCGCGACGACACCGCCGCGGTCGGACCCGGAGTGTGGGTCACGAACTATGAGATGGCCGAGCGGTTCGACGCGGCCAAGCTCGGCGCGGTCGTCCTGGACGAGGCCAGCATCCTCAAGCAGTCCGACGGCAAGACCCGCACGCGGCTGATCCGCCACTTCGCCGCCACGCCGCGCCGGCTGGCGTGCACAGCCACGCCGGCACCGAACGACCCGGAGGAGCTGACCAACCAGGCTGAATTCCTGGGCGTCATGAGCCGTCGGGAGATGCTGGCCGCCTACTTCGTGCACGACTCCGACGGCTGGCGGCTCAAGGGCCACGCCCGGGCGCCGATGTTCCGCTGGATGGCCACATGGGCGGTCGCGCTGAGGTCTCCCGCCGACCTGGGGTATCCCGATGACGGGTACCTCCTGCCCCCGCTGACCATCGTGCCCGAGATCGTCACGGTCGATCACCTCGATACGGGTGACGCGCTGTTCCCGTCCCTGGGTGGCGTCGGCGGCCGGGCCGCGATGCGGCGCAAGACGCTGGACGAGCGGTGCGAGCGCGCCGCACAGCGCGTGCTGGCCGAGCCGGGCGAGCAGTGGCTGCTGTGGTGCGGTCTCAACGCCGAGGCCGAACGGCTGGAGTCGCTGATCCCGGGTGCGGTCAACGTGCACGGCACCTGGACGCCGGAGGACAAGGCGCGGGCGTTCCTGGACTTCGCCGACGGCAAGATGCAGGTGCTCATCACGAAGCCGAGCATCGCCGCGTTCGGGCTGAACTGGCAGAACTGCGCCCGGCAGGCATTCGTCGGGATCAATGACTCGTACGAGTCGTACTTCCAGGCGATCCGCCGCTCGTGGCGTTTCGGCCAGACCCGCGAGGTACGGGTTCACGTCGTCGTCTCCGACCTTGAATCCGAGATCGTCGCCAACGTCCGCCGCAAAGAAGGAGAGGCCGCGAAGATGACCGGCGAACTGATCGAGCACATGCAGGCGGCCGGCCAGACCTCGGCCGCCACCGTGTCTGACACCGGATATGCGCAAGGCGAGGAGAGCGGCGACAACTGGCGCCTCATGCTCGGTGACTCGTGCGAGCGGCTGGCCGAGATACCCGACAAGTCGATCGGGCTGTCGGTGTACTCGCCACCGTTCGCGTCCCTGTTCACCTACTCGCCGACCGCCCGCGACCTGGGCAACAGCGCGGACCGTGCCGAATTCTTCGCCCACTACGACTGGATCATCCGGGAAAACCTCCGGGTGACCATTCCGGGCCGCATTGCCGCGGTTCACGTCCAGCAGGTCGCCACCACGAAGGCGACGCACGGGATGCAGAAGCTGACCGACTTCCGGGGTGAGGTCATCCGGGCCTACGAGGCCGCCGGATGGTGGTATGTACGGGAGATCACGGTCGACAAAGACCCACAGGCGCAGGCCATCCGGACTAAAGCGCATAACCTGATGTTCGCGACCAAGAATAAGGATTCGTCCCGGTCGTGGCCGGCACTGGCGGACTACCTGCTGATCTTCCAGAAGCCGGGAGACAACCCGACACCGGTCGCCACAGACGTCACGAACGAAGAGTGGATCCTGTGGGCTCGGCCGGTCTGGTACGACATCCACGAGACCGCCACGCTGAACGTAGCCGAGGCCCGGGACAACGCCGACGAACGACACATCTGCCCGCTCCAGTTGCCTCTGATCGAGCGGGCGGTGCGACTCTGGTCGAATAAGGGCGAGACGGTCCTATCGCCCTTCGCCGGTATCGGCAGCGAGGGCTACGTGTCGCTCCAGCTCGGCCGGCGGTTCGTGGGCTGTGAGCTGAAGCCGTCGTACTGGCGTACGGCGGTCCGCAACCTGCGCGCCGCCGAGCAAGCCGTCGACCTCCCGTCGCTCTGGGACGCATTCGATGGCGAGGACTGACCCGCCCCGGCCGCACCCCCGGGCCGGCACATGAGCTGGACGGCGACCGCCTGGATAGCGGGCTGCAAGCTCGGCGGGCCGCGGCGCAAGGGCGTCATGCTTGCGGTCGCCGACTGCGCCAGTGAGGATCTGACGCAGCTGGGGATCACGGTCGAGCCGGGCTGGTCGTGCTGCCCGGCCGGCCTGGACAGGATCGCCGAGAAGGCCGAGGTCTCCCGCGCGACCGTGAAGCGCGTGCTGGCCGACATGGTGGCCGCCGGCGTGATCCGCCGCGAGGTGCGGTACCGGACGTACGGCGACGGCGGCCGCACGTCCGACCTGCTCTGGATCGAGACCGCCCGGCCCTACGTGACCGTCGCCCCCGACTTCCGGGCACCGCGCCGCGAGGTCAGCGAGGCGCACCTGGCGGCCTCCCGCCGGGGTGGCCTGGCGTCGGCCGAACGGCGTCGGAACCGGACAAACGACGAGGGGGTTAGGGCTCAGACTGAACCGGGGTTGGGGCTCACCCCGAACCGGGGATTGGGCTCCACGCTGAACCCCCATGAGCCTCCAGTAGTACCCCAAGTAGAACCGCCAGCTGATCACCTTGGCATCTCGACCACCGGTAGGCCGTCCACAGGTTTTGCACAACCCGGTTCATCTCCCTCCGCCAGAGCGCTCCGCGCTCGGCGAACTGCAGGGCGGGCAACGTGACTGAACAGACCCCGGCCCTGGTCGTCCTGAGCCTCGGTGCGGGCGTGCAGTCCACCACGCTCGCCCTCCTGGCCGCCGAGGGCCGACTACCGCAGCCTGACGCGGCGATCTTCGCCGACACTCAGTGGGAACCGGGGGACGTGATGACTCACCTCGACCGGCTCGAACCCGTTCTGACCGGCGCTGGTATCCCGCTGTACCGCGTGACTGTCGGCAACCTGCGAGACGATGCCCTGGATCCGGAGCATCGATATTGTTCAGTGCCGTACTTTGTACGGAATCCGGATGGGGCCGAGGGAATGGGCCGCCGGCAATGCACCTCGGAATACAAATTGAAGCCGATTAAGGCTAAGGTTCGCGAGCTGCTTGGCTACCCATATCCAACCCCCGTTCCGCGCGGAGTCTGGGCGGAGCAATGGATAGGCTTCTCGACCGACGAGATTCACCGAGTGAACGACACTCTCGATGTGCTATACGCTCGGCCGCGGCACCCGTTGCTAGAACTAGGTATGTCGCGAAGGGACTGCCGTCGATGGTTAGAATCCCGCGGCTGGCATAACGTGCCTAAGAGTGCGTGTGTCGGTTGCCCATTCCACGGTAATCGACAATGGCGCGACATGCGAGACCGGCGGCCGGGTGAGTGGGCGGATGCTGTCGCATTCGACCAAGCGATCCGCAAGGGCGGGGCTCACGGTCTACCACTGGATGGCGAAGCGTTCCTACACAGATCTCGGATCCCGCTGCACCTGGCGCCGATCGACCGCGTAACGCGGCCTGAACAAAAAGCGTACCTTGAAGACCTGCAAATGGAGCTAGGCGACTCGGATGGGTGCTCACCATACGGATGTCGGTCGGGTGATCCGTCATGACAGAGCTTGGTAGACCTTTCGTGCTCGCCCGGGCACGAGGTACGCTCGCCGCTGTCGCCTACGTCACCACGATCGTCGCGGCAAACTGGGCTGTCACGCGGTACGGCCTTGTGCCCGTGGGGTTCGGACTGGTCGCCCCGGCGGGCGTCTACTTCGCAGGTGTGGCGTTCAGCCTGCGCGATCTTTCGCAAGAGTGGGCAGGTAAGGCCGTTACCCTGTGCGCTATAGCGGCAGGGGCTGCACTGTCGTACGTGGTCGCCAGTCCCGCGCTAGCGTTAGCATCCGCGGTCGCCTTCGGACTATCCGAGCTTGCCGACTGGTCTGTGTACCAACCACTCCGTCAAAAGCACAGGCTAGGTGCAGTCTTCCTCTCAAACCTCGCCGGCCTGCTGGTCGATTCGACGCTGTTCCTGTGGGTAGCGTTCGGATCTCTGGCGTTCTTGCCGGGGCAAGTAGTGGGCAAAGTGTGGGTCACCGTCGGTACGCTCGCGATGGTCGCGCTGGTCCGCGTCGATTGGTCGCCGGCATGCGGTACCTCGTGAATCCGTCATCCCCGGCGATTCGCGCCGCGATGTCGGCCGGGCGACTCGGCTGCATCGACACTCCTAACCAAGGGTGTCGAGTGCCGCCGCAGTCGTACTGGTGCGCGGATAACAGTGCCTTCGGGGCGAGCTACCCAGGGGATGAGCGCTGGTTCGCCTGGCTGAGCAACCATACGGCTGACCGCACCCGCTGTTTATTCGCGGTCGCCCCCGATGTCGTGGGCGATGCCTCCGCCACCTGGGAGCGCTCAGCGCCTTGGCTGGAGCGTATCCGCACCCTCGGTTATCCGGCCGCACTGGCGGCTCAGAACGGGCTGGAGCGGCTAGAGGTGCCGTGGTCGAAGTTCGATGCTCTGTTCATTGGTGGTGATACCGCTTGGAAGCTCGGTGGCGCCGCGCAACGGCTGATCGTCGAGGCGCGTTATCGCGGTAAGCATGTGCACATGGGCAGAGTCAACTCGTGGCGAAGAATCCTCTACGCCTCACTTGCGGGCTGCGACAGTGCCGACGGTACTTACTTGGCGTTCGGTCCCGATAGGAATCTCCCTACCGCCCTAGGCTGGCTGAGCCGGCTCGAACTGTTGCCAGAACCTATGTTCACGTCTGAGGAAATGATAGCTATGACGGCCGAGCCTGCCGCCGCGATCCCGCACCTCGTGACCAGCTGGTCGGACAACGCTGGCGTGCACCACCGTCGATGCACCTGCACCGCTCGGTACAGCAGCTCGGAGCGGGCCGAGGTCGAGCGGTTGATCCAGCCATGCCGCGACGCTCAGCAGCTCCGCCTCGCCGCGATCGAGCGCGGGGAGGTGTGATGACCAGCCCGAGCGTGATGGCGGTGCGCGCGGCCCGGGCGATGCGCGAGGTGCCGGATCTGACCGACGCCGTGACCGAGCTGGCGCAGATGCGCGGGTGGCGCGTGCACCACGGTCGCCCGGCGCAGACGGCGAAGGGCTACCGGACTGCGGTGCAGGGCGATGTCGGTTACCCGGACGTGGTGCTGGCGCACTGCAACGTGCCGGTGACGATCGTGGCCGAGTTGAAGCGGTACGGCCTCGGCCGAGCCAGCGCGCCGACACCCGAACAGCAGGTGTGGCTCAACCTGCTCGGCCGCTCCCCCGGCGTCCTGGCCGTGTGCTGGACAACGCTGGATTGGGTACTCGGCGACATCGACCGCGCACTGAGAGACCCGCTGCTGGCGCTGCATCAAGCGAAGGGACAGACAGCATGACCGGTCAACCGCTCGGCTACGCCAGCGCGGAGGCGCTGGCGTCTCAGGTGCTCGTGCGACGGTTCGGCGGCCCACGACCGCCGATCGTCTGCCTCTGTGGGTCCACCCGCTTCTACGAGGCGTTCCGGGCGGCAAACCTGCGCCTCGCCGTGGCCGGCTCGATCGTCCTGTCGATCGGCTGCGACACCAAGAGTGACGGTGACCTCGACGCGGCCGGCGCGATCGACCTGGCCACGCCCAAACCCGCCCTGGACGCACTGCACCTGCGGAAGATCGACCTGTCCGACCGGGTGCACGTGCTCAACGTCGGTGGGTACATCGGCGAGTCGACCCGGCGCGAGATCCAGTACGCGCAGAGCATCGGCAGGCCGGTCGACTACCTGGAGCCGCAGGCATGAGCCGGATCTCGTCCGACGGCGACCCCCGTGACCTGGGTGGCGACATCTCCGGCTGGGGCGGGCCGCTCGACCGCAACGCCGTCGTGGTCAACACCGAACGATCCGTACTGCTGGAGGAGGTCGAGTGCGCCATCGCGCACAACACCTCCGACGGCCGCGGCGCGGTGGTCATCCTGCTGGCCGGCCGGATCAACCGCTCGACCGACCGCGCGAGGGTGCTCTACCTCGCCGACGCTGACGGCGTGGCCGCGCTGGTCACCGAGCGCGAATCGCTGATGCGCCGTGCGGGTGACCCCTGGCTGGACGACTACCGCGAACAGAGGGCGTCGCGGATCGTCAAGCTCAAGGCTGAGGGGCTGTGGTGAGGCCCGACCAGTGCGGCACGTACAGGCTGCCGCCGGAGGGCACGCCGGACCGCGAGGCGGTCGACCGGTTCCGCGACTTCCTGCGCGAGGTCCACCAGCGCGGCCTGACCGCGGTCGCGGCCGACCCGGAATGGCGCGACTACGTCGATGGGACCGTGCCGGAAGGCCCGACCGCATGAGCACCCTCGCCGACGCTGTGGCGGCGCTGGTCTCACCGCGGCGCACCCGCGTGCTGGTCGAGATCCGCCACGGTGAGGGGGTCACGCTAGAGGTGCGGGACGCCACCGTGCGCGCCGTGCTGGACGAACTGCTGGCCAGCGTCACCCCGTCCGGCCAGGGCGGTGGTGGCGGCCGGGGCGGTGGCGCCGCCGCCAGCTTGGAGGCGATCGACCTGCTCGACCGCGTGCGGGAGCTGGTCGACCTGGCGATGCGCGATGCCGGCCTGGCGTACCGCCGTGATCCGCGTACGTGCCGATGCGGCTGGCCGGCGGCCGACTGCGCCCGGATGGTCGGGCCGGTACCCCCCTCGGGCGAACCGCTGCGGTGCTGCCCGGACTGCTGGCACGCCCCTGCTCGACTCCCGCTGGCCGATGCGCTCACCCGACTTGCCGTGCATCCCTGGCCACCGGAGGGCGGTGCCCAGCTGGCCAGCCGACTGGACCGGCTCACGGCGCAGGTCGGGGCGTTCCTGGCCGGCGACAGCGCTGGCGTGTACGTGCGGGACACCCGCTGTCCGCGCTGTCGGGTCTGGGATGTCCGCGAGCAGATCGACGGGGCGTGGCACCGTCACCCCGCCCTGCATGTCGACGCGGCCGGCGGGCGGTACGCCGGCACGCTGTGCACGGCGTGCCGGACTTGGTGGGCACGCGCCCAGGACGAACAGCTGCGTCAGGAGCTGGACGCGGATGCCGCACGGATGGAACACGAGGGCGAGTACCGACAGGTGTCTTGACATGAGGGACGGGCCGGCCTACTGTCAAGACATGACAAGGACGCGATCAATCCACATCTCCCAGGTTCACGCCGGCACGGTCGTCCGCCACGATGGCCAGGCTCGCACCGTTGCTACACCGATCGAGCCGATCGAGGCCGGCCCGGGCTGTGCTGCCAAGGTCACCTTCACCGACGGCACCGTCGCTGTCCTGCGCGATCTGGTCACGGTGCAGCGATGACCGAAGCGCGCTCCCGCCGCAAGACCGGCAACGGCCCGACCAAGATGCGCGGCGTACGGGTCGAGTCCGACATCTGGGAGCCAGCCAAGGCCAAGGCCGCAGCTATGGGCACCGACTTGTCCGCCGTGGTGCGCGCCGCACTGGAGCGGTTCACCGCGCCCGTCGACCCGGTCTCGGCCGCGGTTGTCGAGCTGGTCGATGCGCTGGCGTACGCCGGGACCCTGCGCGCGGAGTGCAACCGCATGAGGTGGTCAGACGCCGCGAAGGCCGACGCTGTCGACGCTTTGTGCGAGGACGCACACGTGCGGGTCGGCCAGGCCGCCTACCTGCTGGGCGAGCAGTTGGGCGACGACGATCCGGGCCGGCGCCTGCTGGACGTTATCCGGGACGCGCGGGAGCGCGCCGCGACGGCGGCTCGCGAGGCTCGCCCAGTGAACGCGAAGAAGGCGGCCAACTACGGGCCGGGTCCGGTTGTCGTCGCTCGCCTGCTTGGAGCGTCCGGCCCAGCTGCCGGTATCCCGAGCGGCAGCGACGCCGAGTGCGGCGAAGGGGGCAACACGCACGCAGGCGACGACGCTGGACACAGAACGGAGTAACGACCTACGCTCAACCCTGCCCACTACAGGTGTGTCCTGCGGCCGGCCAGGCTCTCTCTCCGCTCGACCCGGGGGTGAGGGGACGAACAGCCGACAGGCCACTGGTACTGAGCAACCAACGCCCCAGCCGTGCCCCCGCTTCGGCTGGGGCGTCGGCATGCCGGAGGTCACGCGATGGCGCTGCGACCCTGCCTCGACTGCGGTACCCCGACCGAGGGCAACCGCTGCGCTGAGCACAGCGCCACCCTGCAGCGGACCAAGGACGCACGCCGACCGGCTCGACGCAGCCACGCCGAACAGGAGCGCCGCCGTGCCGCGGTGGCCAGCCATGTCGAGCGCTACGGCTGGCTCTGTCCCGGACACGGCGGCCATCCCCCGCACCCGAGTGCGGACCTCACCGCCGACCACATCTGGCAGGTAGCTGACGGTGGCCCGGAGGACGGACCGCTGCGGGTGCTGTGCCGGCCGGCCAACAGTGCGCGAGGTGCGCGGGCAGGGACACGATGACGCCAGCCAGACTGCGCCGGATCAACGCCATCGCAACGCTCGCATGGCTGGCCGCCGTCGTACCGACCGTGCTCTGGTGGCGAGAGTCCATCCTGTGGGTCGCGCTCATGAGCGTGTGGGCGAACGTGGCCAGCCACTACACCGCCTGGCAAGCAGCTAGGGCGGAGTGCGCGGCGGAACGGGCGGCCGACTGACCGAGAGGCGCGGCGACCCGCTCGGATACCCACCCCCCGGGGGTAAAGGTCCATTTGCAATGCGGCCGCTCGCCCCCGGTTCAGGGGGCACGCAACATGTACGGTTCGCACGATTCGGGAGGTATGAAAAGTGCCTCAGCCCCCGAAGTTCGAGCCGGCGCGGCGAAATGCCCGATCTGGCCCGGTCAAATTGCCCGCCGAGGGCCGCAAGGGTGACCCGCCGCCGTGGCCGATCCCGGGCCGGGCGACCGTGGCCGAGATGCGGACCTGGGCTGACCTGTGGACGACCCCGCAGGCGGTCGCCTGGGAACAGCTCGGCATCGGCACGGTCCGCGAGGTGGCCCGGTACGCACGGCTCTCGGCGGCGTGCGAGAAGCGGAACGCCCCGGCCAGCCTGCACGCTCAGGCGACCGCGCTGGCCGACCGGCTCGGCCTGACCCCGAAGTCGATGCGCCTCCTGCTCTGGGAGATCGTGACGCCGGATATCGGCGGGGCGGAGCAGGCGCCGACGACCGTCCGCGGCCGGATCAAGGCGGTCTGAATGCGGACCGCAGTGGCCAGCCCGGATCGTGAGCCTGAGCGCCGGCCTGCCACATGGACGGTCTACGTCCCGGGCGGCACGATGCAGGCGCCGTTTGCGCCGGGTGTCGCCTGGCTCGGCCCGGTGTCGATCGGGTCGAACGCCACCGTCACTACCTGGACATTCACGGGCCGTACCTGATGCCCTGGCGAGGTCCGGTCGAGCCGGGCGAATTCGCCACCCTCGGCTACGACGTGGGCGAATGGATCGAGGCGCACTGCGTCGTCCCGGACGGCTACCTCAAGGGTCAGCCGTACCGGCTGACCGACGAGATGTGGCGCTTCCTCCTCCACTTCTACCGGCTGTTTCCCCACGCGGCCCGCTGGCCGGCGCCGGACGCGCTAGCGCACCACGGTGCGCAGCTGCGCCGCTCGCAGAAGTGGGGCAAGGACCCCTTCGGCGCGGCCATCATCCTGGCCGAGGCGTTCGGCCCGACCCGGTTCGACGGCTGGGACGGCGCCGGCGAGCCGGTCGGCGCCCCGTACCCGACGCCGCTGATCGTCTGCCTCGGCACGAGCGAGGATCAGACCGACAACACCTACCGGCCGCTGCTGGAAATGATCCGACACGGCCCACTGGTCGACGTGCCGGGAGTCGACGCCGGCGAGACCCGGATCGCGCTGCCGAACGCCGGCAAGATCGAGCCGGTCACGACCTCGGCGAAGGCCCGCCTAGGCGCTCCCCTCACCTTCCTGACGATCACCGAGTCGCACCTCTTCACGCTGCAGGGCGGTTTCCGGCGAGTCTGCGGCGCGGTCAAGCGGAACGTGGCCGGCATGGATGGCCGGTGGCTGGAGCTGACCAACGCCTGGGATCCGACCGAGGGCAGCGAGGCGCAGGTCACCGCCGAGGCCCACGACCCGCGGATCTACGTGGACACGATCGAGCCGCGTCGGGTGGACGACCTGGGCGACGACGAGGCGCTGTACGCCGAGCTGATGCGGCAGTACGGCGACTCGGCCCGCGAGCGCGGCGGCTGGGTCAACATCAAGGGCCGGATCTTCCACGAGTGCCGGACGCCGCGGCACACTGAGGCCGACCGCCGCCGCTTCTTCTTGAACGAGATCGTTGTCGGCGAATCGGTCCTGGTTCAGCCCGAGGGATGGGACCTGCAGGCCCGCCCGGAGGACGGGCTCCGGCCGCGGGATCAGATCGCGCTGGGTTTCGACGGCTCCAAGTACCGGGACGCCACCGCGCTGATCGCCTCCCGGATGACCGACGGCCACCTCGTGGCGATTCGGATCTGGGAGCGGCCGGCCGGCGGTGCCGCCGACTGGCGGGTGCCCACCGCCGAGGTCGATCAGGTGCTGCGGGACGTGTTCGTGGCCTACCGGGTCACCTACCTGTACGCCGACCCGTACCGCTGGCAGGACTACCTCGACGCATGGTCGGCCGACCTGGGCAACCCGGAGCCGAAGAAGGCGCCCAAGGTGGTCGAGTTCCCGACCAACGTGCAGACCCGGATGGACCGGGCCATCGAGCGTTTCCAGTCGTCCTACGGCGGCCGGCGGATCACCCACGACGGCTCCCCCGCGCTGACCCGGCACATGCGCAACGCGGTCATCGTCAAGGGCGACCGGAAGCGGCCGCGGCCGGGCGAAGACGAGTCGATCGCCACTCACTACCTCAAGCTGGCCAAGCGCGGCGACGGCCTGTGGATCGACGGCGCGGTCGCCGCCGTGCTGGCCGGAGAGGCCCGCGGCCAGGCGATCGAGGACGGCCTGATGACCACCGCACCGGCGCCAGCGTCGGCCCGACCCGACCAGCCTGACGCCAACGGCAAGTCGCTGTGGCGGCCGACCGAACGACTCAAGCTCTGAGAGGCGGCCCCGTGGAGATCCGACTACGTATCCCGGTCACCCTGCGGGGCGAGCTGCTGGCCAACCTGCTCGGTCTGCTCGGCCTACTCGGCGTCGCGGTCGCGCTCGGCGCAATGCTCGGCAACTGGTGGGTCACGGTGCTGGCTGTGTCGATCGAGCTGGTCGCGCTGGCCTACGTCGCGCACAGCTACGCGGCCATCGTGGCAACCGCCGCCGAGCCGGTGTCCGACAGGCCGGTCCGGGCCGCATGACGCCACCCCCCGACCCGTCGACACCGCTGTCAGAGGCGGGCTCCAGCCTGCGTGAACTGTTCGAGACGCTGGTCGCCTCCGGCTTCACCGAGTGGCAGGCGTGCCGGATCCTGGGCGTGATGGTCGCCGAGCAGGGCCGCCAGTCGTGAGGTCCCTGCTGTTCCCGGCGCCGCGCCGGGCGACCGAGGCGACCGCCGAGCAGATCATCGCCACCGGCGCCAGCCTCGGCGCATGGGGTCGCGACCCGATCGACGGCGACACCAACTACCGGCCAGCCGGCGCGGCCGGCCGCGCGGTCCCGCACTGGACGCTGGAGCGCTCCCGCACCTACTCGGTCGCCGCCTACCGGGCCAACCCGATGGCCCGGGCCATCATCGACACCTACACGTCGTTCTGTGTCGGCGACTCCGGCGTCTCCCTGCAGGTGACCAACCCGCAGGTGAGAGCCGTCGCCGAGCAGTTCTGGACCGACCCGCGCAACCGGCTCGGCTCACTCCAGGAACTGATGCTGCGCGACCAGCTGCTGGCCGGCGAGACCCTGCTGGAGCTGCTGACCGGCCCGGTGTCCGGGTCGGTGCGCTTCTCGCCTATCGAGACCGGCCAGATCACCGACGTGAGCCTGATCGACGGAAACCCGCTATGGCCCGGCAAGGTCTTCCTCCGCGAGGGCATGGTCGGCGAGGGCCGCGGCCTGGCCGTGGCCACCGTGGATGACGCGACCGGCCTGCGCGACGGGCAGGCCATGTTCTGGGCGCCGTTCAAGGCGCTACTCACCGACCGCCGCGGCATGCCGTTTTTGTCACCCATCCTCGACTGGCTCGACTCCTACGACACGGTGCTGAGCAACCTGATCGACCGGACCGCGTTGGCCCGGTACTTGGTCTGGGACGTCACGGTCAAGGGCGACCAAGCCGCGGTCGACTCCTATGTGGACAGTCGCGGTGGCCGGCAGGTGCCGGCGTCCGGCTCGGTCGAGGTGCACAACGATCAGGTCACCTGGGAGGCCAAGACTGCGCAGTCCGGCGCGTTCGAGGACGTCTCCGCCAACCAGGCCGTGCTGACCTCGATCGCGTCGGGCTCTGGACTGGCCAAGACGTGGCTGGCCGAGCCGGAAGGCGCGAACAGGGCGACGTCGCACACGATGGCCGAGCCGGTGCGCCGCCGGGTGGCCGGCGTGCAGAAGGTCTGGTGTGACTACCAGACCGAGCTAGTGCGCTTCGCCGTCGACCGGGCGGTCGCGGCCCGGAAGCTGGCCGGCAAGGTCACCGCCACCGACGCCCGGACCGGCCAGTCCTACGACATCCCGGCCAGCATGTCGGTCACCGTCAACGGCCCGGAGATCGCCGCGGCGGACGCGCAGATCACCGCCCAGGTGTTGCTCAACCTGTCCACCGGCCTACAGACCCTGGTCGACGCCGGGGTCATGTCACCGGAGGCTGCCCGGGTCGCGGCCCGCAAGGCATGGGAGGACTACGTCGGCGTGACCTACACCGCCGACCTCGACTCCCCCGCCGCCAAGCCGGACGACTTGGCGACGCACGTAGATGACCCAAAGGCGCGGCTGCGGCCTGTGCCGGCCACCAAACCAGCAGCTGGAGGTACCGCGTGAAGAAGAACGTCGACGCCGTCGAGGCCGCCCGGGTCCTGGGCATGAAGCCTGAGGAGATCGTCGCGGTCGACGGCCCGGTCGTGGTGCTGCACGACGGCACCCGGTTCGAGGTCGACATCGAGGCCGGCACGTACGCCCCGGTCGAGGCACCGCTCGACGTCGATGCGGACGACGCGCCGCGCGGCGCCGAGCACCCGGCCGAGACCGCCGGCACGACCCAGAGCGCCCTGCAGAAGGCGACCGACGGCGACCGAGGCGCGGCCGAGGATGCGCTGACACACCCGTTCGCCCCGCCGGCCGAGGGTGAGCCGCCGACGGTCAGCGACCCGACCACGCCGACCCGCGTCCAGGCGCCCGAAGGCACGACCCCGGTCGAGGTCTCCAGTGACGACGTGGTGCCCACCGGCACGCCGCGGGAGGTGCTGGCCTGGGTCGGCGCCGACCAGGACCGGGCGCGGCGCGCGGCCGAGGTCGAGCGCGCCCGGCCGGCGCAGCGCAAGAGCTTGCTCGCCGACCTGGAGAAGCTGGCGCGCTGATGTCCGGGCACCCGAACATCCCCGACCCGGGGGAGGCCGGAGCCGCCATGCTGGCCGGCTTCCGGGCCGCGGCGCCGGCCGTCCGGGTGACCTGCCCGAAGTGCGGCTTCGCCTTCGCCCCGCCCGGCCAGTTGGAGCGGGCTACCGAGTCGGCACCGGCCGTCGAGGCCTCGATCGACGGCAAGCGGTCCTTCGCCGACATCCGGGAGATGGTGCGCGACGCCCTGCGCGCCCGGATCAGCGCGGCCAGCGGCGGGGGCTACGCCTGGGTCGTGGTCGCCGACCTCACCGACACCGACGTGGTCTACACCACCGACGGCGTCGACGGGGACGAGCTCTACCAGTGCTCGTACACGGCGGACGACGCCGGCACGGTCACCCTCGGCACCCCGGCCCCGGTCGTCCGCACCTACGCTCCCGCGCCTGGTGGCGTCGCGGTCGCCTCCGTGGCGGTCGACGGCATGGTCGAGGCCAGGGCGACCCTGCCCGGCCGGATCCTGGAGGCCAAGGGCACCGCGGCGGACGGCGGCCGGGTGTTCGGCACCCGGATCATCGCCTACGGCGACAGCGCGAACGGCCGGCGCTACCCCGAGGCCGTGATGCGCGCCGCCGCCGGGCTGTACGAGGGCGCCAAGGCGTACGACCGGCACCGCGGCACCGAGGAGCTGCGGTCGTCCACCATCGCCGGCCTGGTCGGCTACTACCGCAACGTCGAGGCCACCCCCGACGGCCTGGAGGCCGACCTCCACCTGCTCCCGTCCGCGTCGCACGCGGCGGAAGCTCTCGACGCGTCCCTGACCCTGGCCGCCGAGGGCCTGACCCCGCTGATCGGCGTCAGCCACGACGTGATGGCGACGTTCAAGCCGATATCCGAGGCCGGCCGGCGGCTGCAGGAGGCCACCGCGATCGTCCGCGTGCTGTCGGCCGACCTCGTGTCCGACCCCGCCGCCGGCGGCAAGGCCGTCCGGATGGTGGCCGGCGGCATCGACACAGACCCACCCGCCCAGCGCGGGACCGAAACACAGGAGGATCCCTTGCCCGTCGCAGCTGCCGACGTGCTCGCCGCGCTTGGCACCGCCACCCCCGAGCAGTTGGCGGCGGTCGGTCTGGCCAAGGCGGGCACGCCGACCATCGAGAGCGTCACCCCGCCGGCCGCGCCCGAGCCGGCCCGCGAGGCCGGAGAGCCGAAGACCGGCTTCCTGGCGCAGTGGATGATCGCAACCAAGGTGAAGGCCGCCGGCCTGCCGGAGAAGGCGGTCGAGGCGGTCGCCGCCGCGCTGCCCGAGCGGGTCGCCGAGGCCGACATCGACGCGCAGATCGCCGCCATCAAGACGGCGCTCGGCGTGCTCGACATCCCGGCGCCCGGCCACACGGCGCAGGTGACCCAGGAGAGCGTCGAAAAGAAGGTCAAGGCGCTGGACGCCATGTTCGCCGGCAACTACCGGGAGGGCTACCGCAGCTTCCGGCAGGCGTTCACCGACATCACCGGCCGCCAGCCGCGGTCGTGGGACGAGGACTTCTCGCGGACGATCCTGCGCGAGTCGATGGGCCGGCCCGGCGAGGGCTACTCCTCGGCCGAGCGGGCATCGGAGTCGCTGACCGTGTCCAGCTGGGACGTCATCCTGGGCGACTCGATCACCCGGCGCATGGTCGCCGAGTACGGTCGGCCGTCCCTGGGCACCTGGCGCAACATCGTCTCCAGCGTCGTCCCGGTGAACGACTTCCGCACGCAGCGGATCGACCGGCTCGGCGGGTACGGCACGCTGCCGGCCGTCAACGCCGGCGCCCCGTACCAGCCGCTGACCTCCCCCGGCGACGAGGAGGCGACCTACTCGATCACCAAGCGGGGCGGGACCGAGGATCTGACCCTGGAGATGATCGCCGACGACGACCTGCGGGCGATCCAGAAGATCCCGACCAAGCTCGGCCTGGCTGCCGCGCAGACCCTGTACCGCTTCGTGTGGGACATCCTGCCCACGAACGCCGCCGTGACCTACGACTCCGTGGCCCTGTTCCATGCCAGCCACAGCAACACCACCGCGTCCGCGGTCCTGACGCAGGCGAACCTGTCGACGCTGCGCACCAAGATGCGCCAGCAGACCGCCTATGGCGACACGAGCGACGTGCTGTCGGTCATCCCCCGCTACCTCGTGGTGCCCTCCGCGCTGGAGGAGATCGCCTACCAGCTGGCCAACTCCGCCGTCGCGATCCCGGCGTCCGGCAACGCCTCGAACATCCCCAACATCCACCAGACCATCGAGCCGATGGTGATCGACTACTACTCCGACACGAACGACTGGTACATCGTCTGCGACCCGGCGATGTGCCCCACGATCGAGGTCGGCTTCTGGCAGGGCCGCGAGGACCCGGAGCTGTTCACACAGAGCGACCCGACGGTCGGGTCGATGTTCGACGCGGACAAGCTGACGTGGAAGATCCGCCACGTCTACTCCGGCGCCGTGCTCGATCACCGCGGTTTCCAGCGCGCCACGAACTGACCCTGACCGCGGGTGGCGGGGCGTCAACCGCGCTCCCCCGCCCCTCCGGCCGCCGCTCACACCCGGCGACCGAAGGGCATGCCGATGCCGTAAGGGCCGCTCGGCCGGAGTTCCTGGGGGCCTTTCGCCGGCTGCCATGAGCGACCCTGCGCTCCGCCACCCGCACCACCTCGATCCCTCTCGCGGCACCGACCAAGGAGTTACCCCACCATGCCTCAGTTCGGGCAGATCAGCGGCACCCTCACGCACCAGGCGTACCTGCCCAGCCAGGGCACCGCCGGCACCGACGACAACTGGCCGGTGTTCATCGCCCCGGCCAACCTCACCGTGACCGCCGTCCAGTTCACTCCGTCCGCCGCGATCACCGCCGATGCGACCAACTTCACCACCCTGACCCTGCAGAACAAGGCCGCCGGCGCCGGCTCGACCTCGGTCGCGTCCCGGGCCTGGTCGGCGACCAACTCGGTGGCCAGCACTCCCGAGGCGTTCACCCTGTCCGGCACCGCGGCCAACCTGAACGTGGCGGCCGGCGACTCGCTGGAGGTCGTCAAGACCCACGGTGGCACCGGCCTGGTCATCCCGGACGGCTGGCTGACGATCTCCTACAAGATCCGCTGATGTACCCGGTCAGCGCGGTCGCCCTGACCGGGTCCAATCAGGCCGTCCGGGCGACGTCGGGCGCGTACTGCGGATTCACGATCCGCGAGACCGCGGGTGCGGTCGCCGTGGTGCGGATCTACGACAACGCCACGACCAACAGCGGGACGTTGCTGGAGGAGATCGCGCTGGCGGCGGCCGAGTCCGCCCGGGAGTACTACCAGGGCGGCGGGGTGCGGTGCGCGAACGGCATCTACGTCAACGTCGTGTCCGGCACGGTGTCCGGCTCGATCCGGATCGGCTGACCTGATGGGGTCATCCGGCCGCACCGCAGCCGCCGCCGGGTCCGCCCTCACCCGCACGACCGCCCGCGTCACCTCCGGCGCGGCCGGCGGTGACACCCCGGCCGACACGAGCGGCGCCTGGACCAAGTACACGCCGGTGGGCGAGCTGGTTGTCGCCGCGGCGGTCGGCAACTACGTCGAGGTGGCCGCGGCCATCCTGACCAACCGGTCGGATACGGGCCTCCTGCTCGACCTCGGCGTCTACGTGTCCGGCAGTGCGGTCTGGTACGCCTCCAGCGAGACCGCCACTCCGGCTACCGAGGGCGACCCGGCGCTGTACCCGACCCTGTCCCCGCGGTCCTGGTACGCCGGCCTGATCGTCGCCAGCGGCCACCTGACCACCGGCTCCGTGCACTTCGCGCTGGCCGTCAAGGGCAATGGCACCGGCAAGATCTACTACTCGACCGACTACCCGCTGCGCTGGCGGGCGATCAACTACGGGTCGATCTGATGGCCGTCGTCAACGGGTACGCTACCGTCGCCGAGGTTCGCAGCCAGTTCGGTGACGCAGGCTCCAAGCTCGACGCCGGCCTGCTGGAGAAAGCCATCAATACGGCCAGCCGTGGCGTCGACAAGCACTGTAATCGGCGCTTCTGGCAGGACGCGGCCGTGACCACCCGACTCTTTCGGGTCGACGCGCCCGGCATCGCCTGGACCGACGACATCTCGACCACGACCGGCCTGCTGGTCAAGACCGACCAGGGCGGTGACGGCGTGTTCGAGACCACCTGGACGGCCGGCACCGACTACCAGCTCGAACCGCTCAACGGGGAGATCGTGGCCAGCGGCGACACCGGCACCCCGTATGCCTGGTGGCGGATCGTCGCGGTCGGCGCGAAGACGTTCCCGCTCTGGGATGGCGTGCGCGCCACCCTGCAGGTGACCGCACGCTTCGGCTGGTCGGCCATCCCGGACGAGGTCAACCAGGCGACCATCCTGCGGGCGGTAGCGCTGTTCCGGAGAAAGGACGCCCCGTTCGGGGTGGCCGGCTTCGGTGACTTCGGCGTGCACCGGATCACCCGGGTCGACCCCGATGTCGCCGACCTGCTGGCGCCCTACGTCAAGCAGCGGCCGCGAACGCTGACCTACGGCGCGCAGCGCCGCTCGCTGTTCCATACCACCGGCTGGGTCTGAGTTGGCGACGCTCGCCGCAGTCCGCGACGCCATCGTGACCACTGTCGCCGCCGCGGTCACCTCCCTGACCGTGTACGACACCATCCCGGGCGTCACGAACCTGCCAGCCCTGGTGATCAGCCCCGCGTCGGCCGATTTCAACGTCACGATGGGCCGCGGCACCGATACCTGGCAGTTCGACCTGTTCGTGATGGTGGCCGTGCCCACCGAGGATCTTGCCCAGGACGCCCTCGACGGCTACGTGACCGGCGCCGGCGCCAACTCGATCCGCGCGGCCGTCTTCGCCGCCCGCACCCTCGGCCTGGCCGACACCAACGCGCACGTGTCCGCGATGACCAACTACAACATCAGCTTCCCCGGCGCCGGGATCGACCACATGGCGGCAACGCTCCGGCTGGTCGTCCACACGCTCGGCACGGCGTAGGAAAGGGGACCGGGTGAGCGCGTTCGCGCTGGTCAATGCCAACTCCTGGGTGCACGGCTACGACTTCACCGGCGACACGAACAAGATCACGGTGGCGACCAAGCTGGATGAACTGGAGACGACCACCTTCGGCAATGCCGGCTACAAGACCCGCGTCGCCGGACTGCGCGACGTCACCGTGCAGGAGGACGGCTTCTGGCAGTCCGCCAGCGCGGCCGCCGTGGACCCGCAGGCATTCCCGGACCTTGCGGTCGCCGACCGGGTGTGCACGTTCAGCCCGGACGGCGCGGCCGGCTCGGTCGCCTACGCCGCGCAGCTCGGCAAGTTCGAGTACGACCTGTTCGGGCCGGTCGGCCAGCTCGCCCCGTTCACGCTGCAGATGGCCGGTACCAGCCCGCAGGGCGTCGTCCGCGGCCTGGTCGCGGCCGGCAAGCAGTCGGCTAGCGGGACCGGCGCGCTGGGCTCGGCGGTCAACCTGGGTGCCCCGACCGCCGGCCAGTACGTCTACTGCGCCTTCCACATCTTCTCGGCCGGCACGACTATCACGGTCCAGATCCAGAGCGACACCGCGAGCAACTTCCCCAGCCCGACCACGCAGGCCACCCTGACCGGCCTGACCGCGGTCGGCGGGACGTGGATGCCCCGGGTCGCCGGCCCGTTCTCAGGCGAGACGTGGTGGCGACTGAACGTCTCCGCGATCACCGGCACGTTCAGCGTGGCCGGCATGATCGCCGTCCAGTAGCGCGAACCGCGCACCCCGGCGTGCCAGCCGTGCCGCGACTGCACCCTCCGGCTCGCCGAGCATCCGCCACGCGATCGGCGGCCCGGCCGCGATCCGCCCACCTCGCACGCCGAGCAGGAATGTGCTGCCCGGCAGCGTGACCCAGACCCACCGGTCACACGGCTCGAACCGGGCCACCACCTCGACACCGTAGCCCGACAAGGAGTGCCGCATGGCCGCGTTCGCGCTGACCGACTTCACCATGACGATCAACTCGGTTGACCTCTCCGACCACGTCACCAAGGCCACCCTCAACATCAAGGTTGACGAGCTGGACACGACCGCGATGGGCACGGGCGGCTACCGGTCGCGCATCGGCGGGCTCAAGGACTACTCGCTGACCCTGGAGTTCAACCAGGACTTCGCCGCGAGCAAGGTCGACGCGACCCTGTGGGCCGCGCTCGGCACGGTCGTCGCCTTCACCGGCAAGGCCACGAGCGGCGCCAACGCGGCCACCAACCCGCAGTACAGCGGCAGTGTGCTGATCAGCATGTATAACCCGTTCGACAACTCGGTCGGCGACCTGGCCAAGGAGAGCGTCACCTTCCCCGGCTCCGGCACCCTGTCCCGCGCCACCTCCTGATGCCCGACGGCATCCGGATCGTCGGCCTCGACGCACTGCGCCGCGACCTGGCCGCCGTCGACCGGCGCCTGCCGGGCGAAGTGCTGGGCAAGGCCAACAAGCAGGCTGCCGAGATCGTCGCCACCGACGCCCGCCGCCGGGCGCCGCGCGGCCCACACCAGGGCGGCGGGCGCGTCGAGTCGGTCACCTCCTCGGTCCAGACCGGCGGAGGTGCCAGCCGCGCGACCGTCTCCATCGGCGGCCCGACCGCGCCGCACGCCGAAGTGATCGAGTTCGGCGGCACCATCCCCCGCCGCGGGTCCGACCCGACCGCGGTCGCCCGGGTCCAGGCCCGCCACCAGTCCTACGAGCGACACGGGCTGGCGGTCACCCGGATCCAGGCCCGGCCGTACCTCTACCCCGCCATCTACGACACCGAGGCCGAGGTGACCGAGCGCTACGCGGGCCTGGTCGCCGAGGCGTACGCCGCCGTGTTCCGCGACTGAAAGGCAGGCCCCGCAGTGCCCAACTCCCCCGTGCACCCGAATGACCGCGAAGGCCGCCGCCAGCAGGCGACCGGCGTCGGCCTGCAGGTCATCGACCCGGACGGCACGCGGTACGCCGTGCACACCGGCGAGATGTCCTCGACCAACCGCCGACTGTTCCGGACGCAGGTCGGCATGCCCTTCTCGACGCTGGCCGCCGACCCCGGCCGGCTCGACCCGATCGACGTCGTCGCCGCCGTGGTGTGGATGGCCAGGGTCATCGCCGGCGAGCGCATCGGCTACGAGTCGGTCGCCGAGCAGTACGGCCTGGACGATTTCGACCAGTTCGACATCGACGTCGTGCAGCCGCCGGCCGAGGTGCCCGACCCGGTCCGGGTGATCGAGGGCGAGGCGAGCGCGACCCCGGAAGCATGAGGCGGGCGCTGCGTCCGCTGCTGCCCGCCCTCGCGGCCACGTATCCAGGCTGGGACTGGTCCCGGATAGACGACATGCCCGAGGCCGAGATAGCCGAGTTCCGGGCCGACCTGGAGGCCAGGACCCGGGCGTCTGAGAGGCGGTGACGTGGCCGGCAAGCGTCGCTTCACCGTCGAGATCCTTGGCGACGCCGGCGGCCTGGAGCGGGCCAACAAGCGTGCAGAGGGCGGCCTGGCGCAGTTCGCCACCGCCAGCAAGGTCGCCGGGCGCTCGGTCGACCAGCTGGCCACCAGTGCGAAGCAGGCCGCACGGCAGGTCACGGTCGCCGACAAGGACGTCCGCCAAGCCGCGCTAGGCGTCCGCGACGCTCAGGAGCGCGTAGCCAAGGCGACCCGCCTGGCCGCCGACGCCGCGCAGCATGGCGCCGCGCAGACCGAGGCCGCGCAGATCAAGGTCGAGAAGGCCGCCCGCGCGGCCGCCCTGGCGACGGAGAAGTACGGCAAGGGGTCTCTAGAGGCCCGCGACGCCGCCGCAGCCCTGGACCGCGCGCAGACCGCACAGCGGGCGACCGCCGACCGGCTGGCCGCGGCACAGCGACTGGTCGGCGAGGAGACCCAGCACCTGGCCCGGGCGCAGGTCGCCGAGGAGGCCGCGGCCGAACGGCTGGCCGCCGCCCAGCGGGACGCCGCCGCCGCGGCGGCGCACCTCACCTCGGCCGAACGGACCGCGGGCGCCGAGGCCGAGGAGGAGGCGCGGCACGTCCGCACCGCCGCCCGCGCGGCCGACGCCCACTCCTCCTCATCGCACCGACTGGCCGGCGCCCTGTCCGCCGTCGGGAGCGTCGCCCGCAGCGGGCTGACCGCCGGCCTGCTCGTGGCCGGCATCGCCGTCGCCTCGACCATCAAGCTCGGCATCGACTACCAGTCGCAGCTGAACATGATGCAGGCCGTCACCCACTCCAGTGGAGCGGAGATGCAGGCGGTCGCCAAGCGGGCCCGCGACCTCGGCAACGACCTGACCCTGCCGGCCACCTCCGCCAGCGACGCCGCGCACGCGATGACCGAACTGGCCAAGGGCAACCTGACGGCCAAACAGGCGATGGACGCGGCCAAGGGGACTCTGCAGCTGGCCGCCGCCGCGCAGATCGACGGCGCGACGGCGGCCACGATCCAGGCCGACGCCTTGAACGCCTTCGGGTTGAAGGCGACCGCCGCCTCGCACGTGGCCGACGTGCTGGCCAACGCCGCCAACTCGGCGACCGGGGAGATCGGGGACTTCGCGCTCGGCCTGCAAGCCTCCAGTGCCATCGCCCACCAGTTCCGGCTGACCATCGACGACAACGTCACCGCCCTGGCTTTGTTCGCCAACGCGGGCATCCACGGGCAGGACGCCGGCACCTCCCTCAAGGCCACATTGCTCGCGCTGGCGTCCCCCAGCAAGCAGGCCGCCGAGGCGTTGAAGGTGCTCAACCTGCACGCATTCGACGCCAAGGGCCACTTCGTCGGCCTGGAGTCGATCTCCCAGCAACTAGCCTCCGCGCAGGGCCGGCTGTCGCAGCAGACGTTCGCCGCGGCGACCTCGACCGCGTTCGGCAGCGACGCCGCCCGCGCGGCCGGCGTGCTCGCCGCGGCCGGCGGCCAGGGCTGGGAGAAGATGGCCGCCGGGATCTCCAAGAGCGGCGGTGCCGCGACCGCGGCCAAGGCGCAGATGAAAGGCGTCGGCGGCGCCATCGCCGGCATCAAGTCTGAGCTCGAAACGATCCAGATCGACATCTTCACCGCCGCGGCCCCGGCGATCGAACGCTTCCTGCACAAGGTGGCCGATGCGATCCCGAGCGCACTGACCAACCTTGCGGCCGGATTCCACTCAGCCTCCCAGCCGGTCGTCTCCTTCGCCAACGGGCTCAAGGGCGTCGAGGTCGGCCTGGCCCCGATTGGCGCGCTGCTGCCCGGGCTGGACAGCGGCCTGCGGCCGATCGGGTCCCTGTTCGACAAGCTCGGCGCGTCCGGCGCCGGGATCGCCAAGGGCATGGCCCCGGTCAAGCCGGCCCTGATCGGGATCGGCGTCGCAGGCAAAGGCGCCGCCGACGTGTTCACCTCGATGGCGCCGATGATCGGCGAGACCGCGACCTTGATGGGCGACGCGGCCCGGCCGATTGGACCGCTGATCAAAGCCGCCGGCGACGACGCCACCCGGTCGGGCCTGCAAGCCTTCTTCTACAACGTCGGCCGGGGCGTCGCGAACCTGATCCTGTGGGTACAGCGGAACAAGGACAACTTCAAGGAGTGGGCCGGCAGCGTGCTCTCGGCCGGCGAGACCGTCGCCGGCCTGGTCCGGCATGTGGCCGACTTCGGCCGGTGGCTGGCGAAGTTCCCCGGCTGGGTTGTGCCGATCGTCGCCGGCCTCGGCGCGATGGCGGTGGCGATCCGCGTCATCGTCGCCATCACCCGGACCTGGGCGACCGTGCAGGCCGCGCTGGACGCCGCCGAGCTGGCCAACCCGGTCGGGCTGATCATCATCGCGCTGGTCGGCCTCGGCGTGGCGTTTGCCGTCGCCTGGCAACGCTCCGAGACGTTCCGTGACGTGGTGAAGGCCGCGATCCCGATCCTGATCCCGATCGTGCTGGCCCTGGTATCCCCGATCCTGGGCATCGCCGCCGCGCTGTTCATCGCGTGGAAGCGCTCCGAGACGTTCCGCGATGTGGTGTCGGGTGTGTTCCGGTTCGTGGCGGGCGCTGTGCTCACAAACGTTCGGTTCATGACGGACCTCGTACTCGGCTTCGTGATTGCCGTGCTACACGCGGCCGGCCGGATGCCGGGCCCGCTCGGCGCGCCGTTCCGCAAGGCCGAAGAGGCGGTCCGCAGGTTCAAGGAGACCGCCGACAGGCAGCTGACCGCCGCGCAGGCCAAGATCGACGCCTTCGGCCGGCACCCGGTCCGCAAGGACATCACGGTCCGCGTCATCGACAAAGCCACTGGTGTGCTCACCACCATCACCCGCGAGGTCGACGCGCTGTCCGGCAGGGTGGTCTCGGTCAAGGTCGGCGCCGTCCGCGGTTCCGGCCCGGAGAAGCATGCCGCCGGCACCGCGGCCGCACCTCCTGGCTGGGCGTGGGTCGGCGAGCGCGGCCCGGAGCTGCTCAACTTCCGCGGCGGAGAGACGGTGCTCACCGCCGCGGCCTCCCAGCGCGCCGCAACCGCCACCCCGCCGCCGACCCCCGGCCGGTCGACCGCCGGCGGCAACACCTACAACATCAACGTCAACGTGCCGCCCACCGCCAACCTCGCCGCGGTCGGCCGGGAGATCGTCAACGCCATTCAGGAGTACGAGCGCCGGTCGACCGCCCGCTGGCGCACGGCGTGAGCACGCTGCCCACCCTGATTGCCGAGTGTGGTTTCACCGGTGGCGCCAGCACGAGCACCTATCTGCACCTGGACGACGTGGCCCGGGGCAAGCTCGGCACCGCCACCCTCGGCCCGGACGCCGTCTGGACCGACGTCACGGCCTACGTGTGGTCGGCCTCGACGCAGCGCGGCGCCAGCCGGGCCGAATCGCCGGTGCTGCACTACGACGCCGGCACCGCAACCGTCGCGCTGGACAACTCGGACCGCCGGTTCGACCCGACCAACCTGACCGGCCCGTACGTCGCGGCCGGCGCGACCGAGGTCACCCCGATGCGCGCGGTCCGGCTGCGCGCCACCTGGGCGGGTGTGACCTACGACCTGTGGCGCGGCTACGCCGATTCCTGGGGGATCACCTACAACGGCCCGAACTGGTCGCAGTGCACGCTGACCGCGACCGACGGCTTCAAGGTGCTCAGCAACTACGACCGGATCGCGGTCAGCGCGGTCGGCGCAGGCGAGGCCGCCGGCACCCGGATCGGCCGGGTGCTCGACTCGGTCAGCTGGTCGGCCACCGACCGGGTCATCGCCACCGGCGACACCACCCTGCAGGCGACCACCCTCGACGGCGACGCCCTGACCGAGATGTACCTCGACTCCGACACCGAGATCGGCGAGCTCTACATGGACGGCGCCGGGCGGGTCGTGTTCCGCAACCGGCAGGCACTGCTGGAGGACGCCCGCTCCAACACGCCTCAGGCCACGTTCGGCGACTCCGGCACCGAACTGCCCTACACCTCCGTCACGATCGCCTACGACGAGGCGACCCTGGCCAACCTCGTGCAGGTCGGCCGGGTCGGCGGCACCGTGCAGGTCTCCCAGGACGTGCCCAGCCAGAACACCTACCTGACCCGCACTTTCAACCGGACCGACCTGCTGATGCAGACCGACGCCGCGGCGGCCGAGTACGCCGGGTTCATCAAGTTCGTCGGCAAGGACCCTGAACTGCGCTTCGCCACTCTGGTCGTCAACCCGCTCGCCGACGCCGCGCACCTCTTCCCCCAGGTGCTCAGCAGGGAGATAGGCGACCGGGTCACGATCAACCGCCGGCCGCCCGGCGGCGGCACGATCACCCGCGACGTCTTTATCCGTGGGATCCAGCACGACATTACCCCGGCGACCTGGCTGACCACCTGGACGCTGCAGAGCGCCAGTAAGTACAGCTTCCTGGTTCTGGGCGATCCGACTCTCGGCTTGCTCGACTCCAACGCGCTCGCCTACTGACCAGGAGGGCACGCCTTGTCATCGACCTCGAAGGACTTCACCACCGGCCAGGTGCTCACCGCCGCCCAGATGGACGAGATGCCTCAGGGCGTGCTCTCACTGGTAACCAGCACGAGCGTCGCCGGGCCGACGTCGGGCACGACCGAGCTGGACGTGCTCACCGCCGCCGCGATCACTCCAGCGCAGACCGGTCGGCGGCTGCGGCTCTCCTTCCATGCTCGCGGCATCTCGGTGACCAACGCTGCGGACACTTTCATCATGCGAATCAAGGAAGGCTCGACCACCCTCTCCGAGGCGCATCATCAGCCGGCCGCGACCGGCAACACCTCGGGTGCCTGCGACTTCTCCGCGTTTGTCGACAGCCCGACGGTGGCCGCGCACACCTACAAGGTGACGATCGTGCGCAACGCCGGATCGGGCACGGCGAGCGTCAGCGCGACCGCGACCGCGCCGATGACGTTCGCCGTCGAGGATGTCGGCGCCGTCTGATCACTGTGGGATGAACCGGTCGCGAGTGAAGAAGTCGTAGAGCACGGGGGTCGCCCAGCCAGGCCAGCCGTGGCCGTACGCGGTCGGCAGTAGCGACCACACGCTCGCCCGAGGCAGGCTCCAGGGCTCCCGGTACGCCGGCGGGAAGACGACCCCGCCAACCCCCAGGCCACCGGCCACCGGCACCGTCGTGTCCCCCGTGCCATGTATGTGCAGCACGTCGACCGGTCGACTCGGACCCGGTACCAGCAGCGCGCCGGAGACGATGCCGGCGGCATTCCAGGTGGCTGACTCGGCAACCGCCCGCCAGCACATCATCGCCCCGGCGGAAAAGCCGAGCAGGTACCGCGCCAGCGCGTCGACCGGCGCCCGCTGCGCCACATCAACGGCCACGTCGTCCAGGTAGGCCACATCGTCCGCGCCCGCGCTTGGCCAGCTGCCGCCGGCATTCCAGGTGTGGTCGACACCTTCGGCTACCACGGCGACGCAGCGCCGCGCACTGCCGGCCATCGCGGGCAGGCCGGACGAGGTGGCGAAGTTCGCCGGCGTCAGCGCGTGCCCGTGCAGGCCGACCAGGAGCGGTGCAGGCGCGTCGCCGCCCGGCAGGGTGAGGTAGTAGGCCCGGCCGGACGGCAGGGCGATCCGGGTGCCGGGCGAGACCTCTGCGCTCGAACGGAGAGCGTCCCTTGGGGCTCGTGCGGCGGCCACCCCTCCCCCAGCGGCGAGGGCGGATAGGCGCAAGAGAGTGCGGCGGCTGGGACGGTACTCGGCGGGCGGCATGCCGACATGATCGCAGGCCCGCGCACGGCGGGTGCGGGAATCGACAGAGAAGGGCGTCGGCACCGACGCGCATGCCGGCCGGGACAACCAAGAAACGAGCTAAACCATCTCAGGAGAGACGATGGCGGAACCGACCATTGACCTCCGCGAATACTACCGGGCGCTGCGTGAGGCCGACAGAATGCTGGCAGACGAACGTGACCGGCGGTATACGGAGGTCAGTGCCGAGCGCGAGAAGGCGCTCAAAATCAAAGAGGCGGCGGACCGCGACGCGTTGCACCTTGCCAGGGAGATCCAGACTTACAAGGACGAGCAGGCGAATGAGTTGCGCGAGCAGATCAACCGTGAGCGGAACCTGTACGCCAGCAAGGATGACCTGACGAACGTGGCTGAGAAGTTGGAGGCCGCGATCAAGCCGGCCCTTGACAATCTGGCCGCCCAGCAGGGCCGCAGTCTGGGGTTTGATAATCAACGGGCGATCCTAGCCAGCATCGGCACGGTGATCCTGGTAATGCTCGCCGTCGTGGCGTTTGTCATTGCCCGGACAAACGGACGCGGTTAAATGGCTACCGACTAGAAAGGCCCCGCCACATGCCAGTGATTGCCGAGGGTGTCGACTTCTCCGGTCGTCGGCCGAGCGCTACCGCGCTTCGCGCAGCCGGCAAGTCGTTCGTCGTCCGCTACGTCAGCGCCGGCCAGCACGGCAAGGAGATCACGCCGACCGAGGCCCGGTACTGGAGCGGCGAGGGCATCGACGTCGCCATCGTCTACGAGTCGACCGCCGGGCGGGCGCTGGAGGGCCGGGCCGCCGGCGTGGCCGACGCACGGGCCGGCCGGGACAACGTGATCGCCGCCGGCGGCCCGGCCTCCGGAGGAGTCATCTACTTCGCCGTCGACGTCGACCTGACCGCGCCGGCGCAGATGGTCGCCGCGGCACAGTACCTGACCGGCGCCGCCTCGGTGCTCGGCTGGGATCAGGTCGGCGTGTACGGCGAGTACGACCTGATCGCCTACCTCAGCACTCACACCGAGTGCCGCTGGTTCTGGCAGACCTACGCATGGTCCGGCGGCCATCTCCACCCGGCCGCGCAGCTGTACCAGCACCGCAACGGCCAGGTGCTCGACGGCGTCGAGGTCGACCTGAACCGGGCGTACGCCGCTAACTTCGGCCAGTGGCCGACCACCAGGGAGGACGAATTGAGCGCAGCTGACGTGGCGGCCATCACCGGCCGCCTCGACCAGATCGAGGCACAGCAGAAGCGGATCAGCGACTACCTCGGCGTGCTCACCGTCGGCGACAGCGCCGATGACGCCAAGGACAAGGGCACGCACCCGAACAACCTGCAGCAGGTGCGCCGCGAGCAGGCGGCCGGCTTCGCCGCCATCGCCGCCGCGATCAAGCAGGCCGGTGGCACCGGCGCAATCGGCGCTATCGACTACGACCGGGTGCGCGCCGAGGCCGAGGCCGCTGTCCGCGCGGTCGCCGCCGACGCGGCGGCCTGACCCCCCACACGCAAGGAGGAGCGAGACCTCATGTCCTGGACAGCCATCGTCCAGCCCACCGAGCGCGACCAGCTCGGCGCGGCACTGGACGACACGCTCGGCAGCGTCCGCTCGGCCGCGCCCGACGACGTGGCCGAGGAGACGGCCGCGCAGTGCGACGCCGCCCGCGCTGCCTTCCTCGCCGTCGCCGAGTCCGGCGCGGTCGGTACCGGACGGGTTCACGGCACCATGTCGGGCCACGCGAACCCCGGCTACGGCACCCGGCCCGGGTGGGCCGAGAGCACCATCGCGCTCACCGTGATCCGGGCCGCGTCGAAGGAGGTCAGCGATGGTGCCTCGTAGGCGTCCGCAGCCACTGCTGTCCGCAGCCGGCGTGACCGGCCTCGTCTCGGGCGCGCTGACGCTCGCCGTCGTGCTCGGCGTCCTGACTCAGGACGAGGCCGACGCGGTGTCAGCGGGCGTGATCGCCGTGCTCGCGGTCATCACGACCGCCGTCGCCGCGCTCGCCCCGCTGGTTGCCGCGCTGCACGCCCGCGGCCAGGTCACCCCCGTGAGCGACCCGGCCAAGGTCATCGACGGCGAACTGGTACGGCTCGGCCCGCTGCCCTAACCCCGCAGTGGCCGGCCGGCGGCCGGC